GGCGTTAACGGTAGCGTACTCGGCTCTTAACCGATGAGGTGACAGTTCGAATCTGTCGCTAGGGACCAATATGGGATCATAATTCAAAGGTAGAATAGCCGGCTTTTAACCGGTCTATCCCGGTTCGAGTCCGGGTGGTCCTACCATAGACAAACACATTCTAAAACATAAAGATTTAGGATCATCAAGGGGTACTTTCAGCACATCCCCGAGTGTGTTTTTCTATGGTTAGTATCAGAAGATGTGATCGAAACAGGTGTACTAGTCATACACAATGTCGTGACCGGAGGATGAGAAGTCGCAAGAGTAGGCCTGACCGCTAGAGGGTAGCGACACCATATAAAAACACATTAGGCCTGGTCATAGACCATCGCGGGTATAGTGCCTTCCGTGCCGCGGACTTGAGTGTGTTTCTATATGGTAAAGTAGCATAATGGTTGTGCAACACCTTCATACGGTGTCCGGTGTGAGTTCGAATCTCACCTTTACCACCAAGTTTTGTAAGTGTCAGCAAGTGAAGTCACGCTGTCTAGGTTTCTTCGAAGGACCAAAGCAGTAAAAGGCAAATGGGTTCAACTCCCACCCTGCGGGGAACTGCAGGGGTCTGTAAAGGAGACTACGCTGGACGGAGCCCAAGTGATATCCATCGTGCTCGAGGTCAGGCTAGGCGGCCGGTAAGTCCTGAATAAATCTACGATAAAAGCGGCGTAGGCTTACAAATTCAATTTATTCCCGGATAGTGTAGTGGTAACACAACAGACTTTGACTCTGCTATTGTAAGTTCGATTCTTACTCCGGGTGCCACACATGCTCCTATAGTTAAATGGGAGAACACATCCTTGGTAAGGATGAGATACAAGTTCGATTCTTGTTAGGAGCACCATAGAATGTTAAGTGAATTTGAATTAGAAAGAATAAAAGAGAGAATCCTGTGGAACAACACTGGATCATGTATGCCAGATTGGGTATTTGAGTGGATGCAATCAACTATTAAATTTTTCCCAGCAGGTTCTAAAATTGTAGAGCTAGGGACATTTATTGGAGGTACTACTAGATTATTAGCACTTGCAAATAAAGATAAAGAAGTGCATTCAATTGATTTAAATATCTTCAACGAAACTTTCCGTAATACTAAAATTTTAGATTTCGTTAGAACTAGATTTGATTTACAAAATCTAACTCCTGAAAAAGTATTAATATTACAAAAGCTTCACGTTGAAGATTTACCTAATGTTAAGTTGTATACAGGAGAAAGTACAACTATTGATGTTGACGATATTGCTGTAGCATTTATTGACGACAACAAAGATGAAGAAGGTATGTTAGAAAATTTAGAGTATCTGTGGCCTCGAATGATTGACAGCGGCGTTATATTTGCAGATGATATAGACTCTCCGCAGATTTATAACGCTTATGTTAAATTTGCTAAAAAACAAAACATAGAAATTACGTTTTATAGTAAAGCAGTTAAGTTAGTTAAAAAAGACACTAGCAGCCAGATTAGAGATTTGTCTTTTCAAGACACTTTAGTTTTTAAATGTCCTCAGGTTTATAACATAGATAAAACTACAGTTACTAGATATTAACGGGCTTTGGTGAAATGGATATCATTCTGGTCTTCGAAACCAGCGGTGGGAGTTCGATCCTCTCAAGCCCGGCCAAACAATGCCCCTGTCGTTCAACGGATAGGATACCATGCTACGAACGTGGGGACGGAGGTTCGATTCCTTCCAGGGGTACCAATCAATGGTGTTGCTGATGTAGTGGTTGCATAACTGACTGTGAATCAGTTTGACAGGGTTCGATTCCCGGCTTCACCCCAAGGAATTATTATGGAAATGCTAAAGACATTAAACACATTAAAAGGTTCGGTTTACAAGTTCGAGGAACTTCTAGGACGAACATTGTACCGTGCAGAAGCAGATGACAGTGTATTAACTCTGTATCTGTCAAACACAAACTATGTAAGATTCCAACATCACCAAGACTGTTGCGAACATGTTTACATAGAAGATATCTGTGGAGATCTCGACGACCTAGTCGGCGCACCATTGATAGAAGCTGAAGAAGTTTCTGATTATGACGCAGGACCACTCAACGAATATGAAGAATCCTACACATGGACATTCTATCGTTTTCGTACACGAAAAGGTAGTGTAATTGTTAGATGGTATGGGTCCAGCAATGGATACTATTCCGAAAGTGTTAGTATTGATGTGGTTGATACTACAGTACAAGACTAGGATGATTATTTCAGTGGTAGAATACTTGGTCGACATCCAAGCGGTCGCAGGTTCGAACCCTGCATCATCCACCACATTTGCCGCGGTAGCTCATCAGGTAGAGCAGCAGACTGAAAATCTGTGTGTGGCTGGTTCGAGTCCAGCTCGTGGCACCAATATGCGAGAGTGGTGTAATGGTAGCCACAGGAGACTTAAAATCTCCCGTCCTCGGGCGTACCGGTTCGACTCCGGTCTCTCGCACCAAGTTTCTGAGATAGACGCAGGGTTTGAGTCCCGCAAGCCTAGTACAGTTTAGGTCGGCTGTATGACATCACAGGCGGCTATGACGGTAGTATAAACTTGCCCTGTCGAGACAATCCAGTGAGTCCTCCCAGGAGGATAGTTGGGCTCTCAGAAAACTATATGCTCTAGTGGCGCAATTGGTAGACGCACTATCTTGAGGGGATAGCGAGTGTGAGTTCGAATCTCACTTAGAGCACCATACCGCTTTCGTATAATGGATAATACAGCAGGTTTCTACCCTGCGAATATGGGTTCGATTCCTGTAGGCGGTGCCAACAAATAGGTTGACAAGAAACAGATTAGACTATATAATAGTCATATACGCTAACAAGTTTAGCACTGTTCTTTAAAATTTTCAAGTAATTAAATGCCCCGGTGGTGGAATGGTAGACACGTTGGTCTTAGAAGCCAATGTCGAAAGGCGTGGGAGTTCGAGTCTCCCCTGGGGCACCATTAGTTGATAGCACTCGGCAGGTATCGTACATGGACGCATGTACTACACGACATCCGCTGGCATGGCGCGAAGTCTGAAATAACTGTTGTTAGATGCTTTGGAACTGTTAGCGCAGGACTCCTAAATAGACACGTTGTCATAGACGGCGAGTACTATCAACTAATGATAAAGAATATAAAGGACGTTCAGTCTAATCAGCTGATACTGTGACCCGCAGGATGAGAAGTAGCGTGATAGCTACGGGTGGTAGTCTTCTTACCGAAAGGCCGCTGGCAATGCGAGAACGGAACCCGTCGGGAAGTGGGTGGAGGCTGTGTGTGATGTTGTCGTGGATTATTCGTCTAGTCCGATGATTGATGCAGTATAATTACCACCGGGGTTCGCAGAGCATTATTCTAAAACACATTTCGTATCCGTTGATGGTCGCTTAACAGAAATGTTATTCCCAAAGCATAAAGTGTGTTTCAGAATAATATGCCTGGATAGCTCAGGGGTAGAGCGCTTCGTTTACACCGAAGATGTCCGCGGTTCGAAACCGTGTCCAGGTACCAAAATTATAATATTATGATAGATTACATAACAACATTTTTTGCAATTTTTTTACTTGATATTGTTTACACATACTACTTAAGATGTGTGGCAAATGAGAATGTATTAGGTGCGAGTGTTTGGAGTGTGGCCTGTTATATCCTAGGAAGTGTAGCAGTTATAAATTACACGACTAATCATTGGTTGATGATTCCAGCAATGGCAGGTGCGTTTTGCGGTACCTATGTTGGGATGAAGATTAGAAAGAAAAAATCACACAGTTGAAGAATACGGTGCGGTCCTATAATGGTATTAGAGCAGATTGCTAATCTGTCGCTCGGCGTAATCCGGGTTCTGAGTTCGAGTCTCAGTCGCACCGCCAATTAATTTTACAAAGGAAAAAACAATGAAACCAGGTAAGACATTCAAACTCAGCAAGACTACGAAGCGTATGATGGCCTTAATGGGCGGCACCGATGCTGATCGTAATCAATATAAACGTATGATGATTGACGCTGAACTATGTGCGGCAGTACAACCTAAACGAGAAAAAACTCGTGGGCCGTCATCTAATCGATAAGTAGAATACCGGGGGTGTAGCTCATTTGGGAGAGCGCCTGCTTTGCAAGCAGGATGTAGCAAGTTCGATCCTTGTCACCTCCACCAAGATAAGTAATAGTAGGCCCTGTTAGTTAAGTGGCATAACACCTGTTTTGTAATCAGGTATTGGCAGTTCGATTCTGTCACGGGGCACCAAATAACACAAGCACATGAATAAATTTTCTCATAATCACACAGTAAGAACATTACAGATAATAACTCATCTTCTGGCCGTATGGGGAATAATTCATGTGGCGAATACGCAGATGTACAGTTTGTTGGCACTGTCTGTGATCGTATACTGGATAATCGGAGTACTAGGAATCAACATAGGCTATCATAGACTATTGAGTCATCGCAGTTTTAAAACTCACGTATTTTGGGAAAAGTTATGCAGCCTAATTGGAGTGATTACTATAGTAGGCAGTCCACTGGCATGGATAGCTGTACATCGGCAGCATCATAGAATCACAGACAGACCAGGCGATCCTCACAGTCCTATTCTGTTAGGTAATTTTTCTGCATGGTTTGGATTTTGGAAAATGCCAAAACTAGATCTCAAATTAGTAAGAGATATCAGAGAAAATCAATTCCAGCGATCTTTGCACAAAAACTATCTGTTGATAATCGCTGCATGGGTATCTTTGTTGTTGATAATCAATCCGTGGTTAGTGATTTATGCATTTGCAATTCCTGCATGCCTGTGTCTACACAGTACCAGTACTATCATCGTGATAGCACATCGTCACGGATATCGTCCGTATCCCGACGTTAAAGATCACAGTAGAAACAGTTGGATAGCTAACTTGATCACACTAGGTGAAGGATGGCATAACACCCATCATGCCAAACCATATGCGTGGAACAATCAGGAACGATGGTGGGAATTTGATATACCCGCATATATTATAAGATTTATTAAAGAATGAAAAAATTTGGATTTAATTTTTGGGCAGTGTTTTTGCCCTTTCATTTTTTTGGCATCCTTGCATTGTTCTACGTACAACAATATTGGCAAGCACTATTAATTTTTTGGTTTCTAATAGGTGTCATTGGCAACGGAGTAGCTGCTCACAGATATTTCGCACACGGCCAATTCCACACATGGACTCCTGTTCGTTGGGTGTTAGGCATATTAGCCACCCTCGGTGCTATCGGCCCTCTTAACTATTGGGTAATACAACACAAAGCACATCATCTAAGATCAGATACAATCAACGATCCCCACAGTCCTCAGCACAACAGTTGGTTTTATGTTTTTTATGCTTGGACATTCCCACAAGAAAATAATCAAAAAGAATATCTCAAAGATCGATATGCGGTTAAACTAGCAGTGCAGTTATTGCGAGATCCCTTCTATGCATTCTTCCACAAGCATCATTATAAAATAATTTTTATATTTTGCAGTATATTGATATTGATAGATCCGGTTTATTTCTTGATCTATTGTCTAGCATACTGTATAGACTTTTTTAGACTAGGTGCTGTGAATTACTGGTGCCATCGATCAGGCTATAGAAATTTTGAATCCAATGACGCCACTACCAATAATTTATTGCTTGGCTGGTTGGGTATGGGATTCGGATGGCACAACAATCATCATGCACATCCTGGTAGATTAATACTACATCACCGTTGGTGGGAAATTGACATCGAAGGGTATATTGGATGGCTGTTAAAAAAGCCTTGAATTATTTTTTAGTATAATTCAATTTGCCTAATACATAATTCTTAAGATACTGATATACACCAGCATTGTCATAATATGTAGTAGTCTCAGCCGCATGTCCGGTTATCACTTCTCTAGTATCTACCCATTTTACATTTGCTGCCTGTTCAAATGTCATATTAGCTGTGGTAGCTATCTCGCCAATGAGCCAAATGCTGGTATAGAATTCTCGATTAGTAATCAACGGATGTGTTAAAATTAACTTCCAGGTATCTTCATATGTAGTACCTGTATGTGTATTTTTCCAATTTAGTACACCTGTGGTGTTTGAACCGTTGTCTTTGTCTAGATCTACATATCCATATTTCTCATAGTTGTGTGACATTAATGAAATATCATTGCGGTTCCAATTATCTGGATGTGGTATCCATAACGGAAAACTAGTTACGCGAGTATTGGGTAAATTTTCGTATATCCACGATACTCCTTGTAAAAATCTTTCATGTGTTTCGTATGGCAAACCTGCTATAAGGCTTATCGATGATCGATACAACATCCTCGCAGAAAAATAATCTTGTATATCTTTTAGACCTTGTTTGATTTTATCAGGGTGCATGCCTTTTTTAACAGCCTTGCCTGTGGTATGATTTAGAGTTTCAATGCCATAATGATGACCACCGTACCCCATTGCAATCATGCTGTCCCAAGTTTTAGGATTGGATATTTTTAGATCAGCTCTGGTAAACCCGCTTATCCATGGCTTGAAATTTAATTGGCCTATTGTTGCATTTCCAAATAGTTCCAGTTTTTCTGGACTCACATTACCAGTGCTGTCTGCAGTGAAAAACGTTCGGACACCAAACGTATCATTTAGATATTTTAAATTATCAATATAGTCCTGAACGTCTCTGAAATTATCCCCCTTGATTCCCAACGGAGTAAAATTACAAAAATCACATTCAAATTTACATCCCCTACTCCATTCAACTCCTAGTTGATCGTTGTGGTGTATAAAATCTCGATCTTCATATTTTACAAATAACTTTTTCATATAGATGGAAGGGTAATCACTTCCATGTATGAGTTTACCATCGCGATACAATGTGTATTTTAATTTTTCAGTTCCAGTTCCTAATAGATGTTTAACCAATGCCATTATGGCATTCTCACCGTATCCATTGATATAGTAATGGGCTTTGATTGGACTGCTATTAACTTTCTGACTTCCTACAATAATTTTTACTCTAGGAAAATTAGTCTTTATCCAATCAATGATATCATGAAATCCTTGTACTACGTGTTCTTTCGCATGCCAAGTTCCCCATGTGTCACTGAACGCCACAAACACTGTATTTGTTGTTATTCGACTTTTGGTAATTTCAAGAAGATAATTGTAAGGTATTATTCCAGCGTAATCAATTACCTCGACATCCCAGTCTTCATCTCTGAGATGATTGGCTATTCTGTGAGCTCCTAAATTTCTAGCAATATATGTGTTTTGAGCACTGAATATTAATGCGTGATTCATCGTCCTTGCAGGCCTTTCAATTGTTCTTTATACAGAGAAAATAATTTGATTTCTTGATCGTACAAATCGCCGGTCAGCGATAAGATCTCTGCTTTAGGTTTGTTCGCTACATCCTTCAATGTTACTCCTGTGCAGGTAAGTGCTCCTAAAGCCCACATAAAGAATCTGTCACGGTAATTAATATACTGATTTAATTCAACTGCAAGTTTATAAGCATCCATATAAGTTGAATCGCCCCACCGCCAATTAAACATTTCATTTTCGTCTGGCCATGTAATTTCTAAATCTTTACTGTCGACTTCCCAAGTACTCTGAGTATAGGTTTTCGAAACACGGTCATCGATCATGATTAATGGTTTGAATTGATATGTACTAATTTTTGATTTAAGAAACCAGTCGGCGGTTTCAAAATGATGTTCTCTAGATACTCCAGGAATTCCTGCTATTAAGCTGGCATCGATATGTGTATTAGGCCATTTATCTTGTATGTGTAATAAAAAGTCTTTACCACGTTTTGCACTCCATGGCTTTAGCACCAGTTTAGCTGCCTCAGGATGAAATGTTTCGATACCAAACAATGTACCACGTTGTCCACATTCGTGTAAAATATCTTGAGTGTGAGGATGTGCATCTACAAGGTCGGCTCGGTTATATGCTAAAAATTCTAATTTAAATGGTAGTTTATGATAGATATTGGCTAGATTTTCAATTCTTTTTACATCACTGTTAAATGTTTCATCTATGAAATAATAACTAGTAGTGCCAAAGATTTCATACATTTCTGTAAATTCATCAACCATCAGTTCTATATTTTTCTCGTCCGTTCCGCTGCGCTTTCCGAGATTAGGATTACGACAAAACGGACATTTGAAAATACATCCCCGTCCCCATTCTAGTGGTAATGTTTCGCCGGGTAAAATACAATCATGTTTTTTATACACAAATCTATGTGAACTTATATCAAATTTTTTACGCTGTAATTGTGTCACCATACTCTTATTGGTCAGCTCGTCTAGAAATTTCAACAGCCAATCTTCACCATATGTGGACTCTGATATATGATCAAAAACTTCTAGGCCTTGTAAAAGATCATGTAATCTATGTCCGCCCAAGACTGTTTGTATCTTAGGGAACTGTGATTTTAATTCTGTCAGGGCAGAGTGTATATTTTCTGGAACCGACCTAGCATGAACATTCATCATGAGATCTCCACTCCAGGTTGACCACATGGTAGAACTAGCACCAATCATCAAGGTGTCTTTGTCGATGAACATTTTTGTTGTATCTATCAGTTCTTGGGGACTGAATAAATGAGTAAATTCTATTACCTGACAGGTGTACCCGTGCTCTTCAATCCATCTTGCTAGCACATAACAAGATACTATACGCCACATTAATGGTCGATACCCTAGCTGACTGTACAAGATAACGTTTGCCATTATATGCTATAGTTTTGAATTATTAAATCCCAATATTTTTCTCTTGCCTGTATGGCTTTGATAGCTGCTTGGGTGGCTTCTTGCTGTCTTATTAGATCGTTATCACAGAGTTCCTCGAGTAGGCGTGTTGCTGCTGGTCCATGTTCATTGCCATCGATATCGACATGTCTTGCAAGATACCATTTAAATTTATCGCAAGGAACATTTGCTGCTTGTAATTGTGTTAACACAGACTGAAACTGTTCCGGCAATAGATTTTCTCTACCAAATGCCAGTGCCGCACATATTACCCAGGGTTTTTTAGAATCAATAAATTCAAAAGTAGTCATCATGAACTGCTTGGCAGGTTCGGGAACATTTGAATGCGTTACTGCGGATGCAAATCCCTGTTGTTTTACATAGGCTGGCCAGTTGGTTATCCAGGTTGTTTCCAATCCAATTTCTTGCATGGCAGCAATGTAACTTTCAAAATGACTGGCATGCTCTCTGTCAATAGTTATATCACTTTCTTCACCTAGTATTATTTCATTTACCCATCTACGAGCAGAACCGCTGTATTCTGGCGACCACGGCGATCCGCTAGGTGCAAGTACCTGCTGCAAAGATTTAACCAAACACATAAAATCCCATACGGCAAATACATGATTAACCATAAAGATCTGAAGATCCTTAATCGAATTAAGACTCTGTCTTGAGGTTAGCGGATGTTGACGCAATTTCCACTGAGCAGCTTCTATTAATTTCCAGTTCATGGGATATTTATATGAATGCAATCTCAACAAAATTAAAGTATATGTTAATGAAATTTATAAAAGCCCGTACCGGTTACACATAAATAACAGTATCTTGGAGTAGTAAATATGACATTCAGAACAATACATACATTCGAAAAACAAGGTGCAAATTTTTTCGAATTAATTCCAACAATACCAGGTTTGTCCAGTTGCGAGTCTTTTTTCAACAACAGTCCTCATGTTGAATTCTTTGAATTAAGAATGAACCCAGACAAGTCATACGTAGAAGTACATGTGTATTTCAAAGACGAATCAAATTATCTCGAGTGGCATAGTACCTGGGGTAATATACACGACGACATTAGAAATAGCGCCTATGAAGTTATGGAAACTATAGGAGTTGATGTAAAAAGATACTGGGAAACTACAGACCTTAGTGCTCCGGGGTCTTTGCCTATAACAGAATTTGTCAGCAAGTATATTGTGTATACAGAAATATATGAACCGTTAAAATCATTCACCGGAACTTTGTAATATTTTAATAGATGCTATTTGAAAAATAAATTTATTGGCCGATTATAACATAACATGACAGCACCATATGTGATTTTTAATGTGTTTACTAAAAAACACAGTAATCTATTAAAAATATATGCCGAATGTAACTATGTTCAAAAGACAACCGATCTATTTGAGATCAAAAATGAAATTGTCAATGTCGAAACATTTGCCAGTGACTGCAAAGATAAACTAGAAATCCGTATCACTTTCAATGATAAAGAAGGCCATGCTGTTTGGGTTGAACAACATCAACTGTCATACAACACGTACTTAGAACAATGGAACGAACATTGTCAAGCCAATCAAGTTAGATGGGATCAATATACCTCGGATGATTGTTATATCAGTGATTTTCAAGGCGTAACACCATATACTGTAAAAACTCTGATAGATTGGAAATTAACTGCTGTTGAAAAACAAGCATTTATAGATCACATCGCTCCAATCGGATCATACGCCGGATACCAAGGCTATGGCAAATTTGAAAGGGGCGGTAATCTTAATGGTGCTAGATATCTCAAAGAGAGGCATGGAAATATAAGACGATTTGGTAAAAGTACTAAAGCACATAATAAAGATAACTATCCAGCATACATCCTCACCTATCATTTCGATCACATTATCGAAGTGTTGCAATTCCATCTCAGTGACTTATATCTTCGTTTGAGAAAATTATGTTATGATGTCGAAGCTGTAGCCGAACAGTATATTTCTTCGTGTAATTATGCTATTGTGATAGCTGGACATAAACAGTTAGGAGAATCTTTAACCCTACATAGTCATATGCTAGATGATGACGATCGTTATACATTTACCATAGCAGTTAGATTATCAACCGATGATGACAAAGCAGCAGTGTTTCAAGCATATCCGCCATACCCAGATAATGATCCTATGCTGCCATACTATTTTATTGCCCCTCAAAAATATCCAGACGCTTTAGCTAACCACATAAAAGATTCAGCCCCAGTGAGTATCCCACTGATCACTGACACCGCTATACTGGCTTTTAATGCATCATACGTTGCACATACTGTAATGTGGACTGATGATATCTATTTGTTTTTTGTATACGACCATGTTACGTTTAAAGAAGGTGTACTAGAACAAATGAAACAAAACTGTGAACATCAATATTTTTTAGATCACGGTCCTGATAAATGTGTATTATATCAAGGAATGTAAAAATCATTTATTGATTTTTCTTGTTTCAGCAAAGTGCTTTAATAAAACTGGTCCTGCTAAAGATTGTATATTTAAATTAGGAGCTATCTGTTTACTGACTCCTTCTACTACCAAAATAGTCTTGGCTAACAACGTAAATTGGTAAGGTACATTTACATCAAAATTTTCCAATGAACGAAATAAATCAGTTACTACCTTCCCCAAAGAAAAATCTTGTTGTCGTCGATTTACGATTGTTTGAGAAACTGTTTGCAGAGCATTTTCTATTTCCGTACTGTTTGTGGTCAACGTTAACCAACCCGCTTCTGTGATCAGAGAAATAATTTTTTTGATATTATTAGTATACAATGCAAATAAAATTTTTAATAAAGTAGTTCGATCCTGTATAGACAGTTCACCCATAATGCCAAAGTCTAGATATATTCTTGTACCGTCGGGCTTTATCCAAAGATTCCCCGGATGTTGATCAGCATGAAAAAACCCATCTCGAAAAATTTGGACCATTAGACTTTCTAACCCCTGTGATACCAATTTGTCTGTGTCTACTCCTTGAGCACGAAGATCATCAACATGATTTATAGGAATACCTTGCATCCTCTCCATAGTCAAAATATTCTTGCTTGACCATTGACTGTATATTCGAGGTATATGAACATATGTAAATTCCTGCATGTTTTCAGAGAATCGTGTAATACTTGCAGCTTCTTTACGTAGATCTAGTTCAGCTAAAATGCTCTGGCTCAGTTCATCAATGATTTTTGAAATTTTTAATTTCTTGATGCTTGGTTTATATATTTCAACTAAGCTAACAACTTGACGAAATAGTGTAATGTCTTTTTTAATTTGTATTTCAATATTAGGTCTTAGTATTTTTACAGCTACCAGTTCACCAGTAATTAACTCTGCATAATGTACCTGAGCCACACTGCCTGCTGCAACAGGAGTTAGATCAAAACTAGAAAAAATTTCATTCAACGATAACCCTAGGTCATCCTCAAGAATTTTCACAGCAGTGTGAGAATCGAATGGTTCTACTGATTCTCTTAATAGTTCAAGTTCCTTAACTATACTAGGGGGAACGATATCCGTACGAGCGGATAACATCTGTCCAAATTTTACATATACTGGACCAAGTTCTTCAAGGGCTTTTCTAATACGGTATCCTACAGTACCGTCGATTGGTTTATGTGCAAATACGCTGCGGATTGACTGACCAGCAAATAATAATAATCGTGTTTTGGCTCTTCGGAATAGATACTCATCCAATCTATACTTAATCACAACTCCAATGATATCACTTATTCTCAACATAAATAGACCTGAACATATATAAAATATATCATATCTACTTATATGATATAAAATATTAAGGAAAAAAAATGAGTTCAATCAGACAACTGAACGGCAGTGATGTAGATGCTTTTATAACTTTGGTCAAAACCAGACCTCAAACTTTTATGGGATATAGTGATGATGCATTTCAAGAATCAATTACTGAGAATATTCCAAATTGGCTTTCAGATTCCTTGTGTTTTTGTATTGGAGTATTTGATGATACTGAGATGACCGGTGCTATGGTAGCTATCGAATCACCATACAGTCCCAGTTGGACATGGGCATATTGGGTTAGTAAAGCGGGAATGATAGGTACCATTTTTGATAAAAATTCCGCCAATCCCAACGAAGGTATTAAAACATTTAGAGAATTAGATAAATTTCTATTTGATGAGATGGAAAAGAAAAGAGGATTGACTAGATTTTATATTGCGTTGAGAGATATACCGTCTTCCACTGCCTTGCGTAGTTCTAGATCGTCAGATAGACTATTAACTTTTATGGAAAAAATTAATATGAGCACATCTAGATATAAAGTGTATGACGATGTTCTTATACCGGCACAATCCATGCCTAAATATGAATACCAAAAACAAATAATAGGAAATCGAGAATGGCCCATAGATTTATCTATAAAAATGTGTGTGTTAATCCAATGACAAGGGTTCGGTAATTTCTCCGGTGTCGCCGTCGATCACAAGCAATTTTATTTCGTGTTTGAAGGCTTCGGTTTCGAATCGATTCCAGAACCATTTTTTCATTGGACTGTTTAGAGACTCTTCGAAATGCTTTTTACTTTCCCAAGTAGTAGTAATTTCCCAATTTTGATTTGTAAACACATTGTCAGTAGCACTGATAAATCCAGAAGGATTGACATTGTTTTTTTTCATAAGCTGTTGAAAAGATAATCCTTGGGTAGTTACTATTCGAAATCGTTCCATGTTTTCTGGACCTTCGCAGATTAGTTTATATTGTCTGGTATACATTTACAATCATCCTATAATAGTGTTGTATTTAAATAAAATTTAAACACCTAAAATTTTTTTATAAATATTTCTAACCGAAGGAATAGCATATGTACTATGGAAGAAGAACCATTATTCGATCAGACGATCTGAGTGATACACAAAAATTAAGAAAATGGGTATTCTCATTAACAGAGCATTCGATGTACGGTACAATCGTATCAGACCTAATGTCGATGCCGGGATTTGTACACAAGTTATCGACTGTAAAAGAAACAACGGCTGGTCAAGTTTTTATCAATGAAGTTTTGTTTAGCTCAAAAGATTCAGCCGATATGTACTTTAGCGATGAGGGCATACAGGCACTATGGGAATATGTAAAAATTGCTGCAGAAGCAGAAGGATTTGCATTAGCTGACGATTACAGGATTGAATTGGATTCAATCGTCTAACAACAGACCGGGGTCAGGATTAAAGGACAATGTTAACGTTATCCTGGGAGACCTATTCTCGTCCATGATTACATTATGTCCTTCACTAATACGAACAATAGTGGGTTGGTTAATTTCTACCCGATCAACTTCGATATAGTCACGATTAGTAGTGGCATAAAATGGTGCACCAGTAGGCAACATTAGCCTTTTAGATTGCACATTTTCGTAAAAAGTTGTCCAAGTTCCCTCACAGTTTAGCAATGGAATATTAATTCTCGCAATAGAATCAGTATAATCCTTGTGTGGTATTGAATCATAATTGTTCCACATTAAGTAAATGTTAGCATCCTCACAAAACAATCCAAGTTTAAAAAATGATTCTTGAATTTCAGGAACGTGTTCTAAGAAATTTAAATGTGTTAGATTAATAAACGGCCCTCGATAATTTTTCTTATCAAAGAAGTTTGATTTAGATTCTAAAAACTCTAAACTCTTTTTAATAATGATATCTGTTTTATCAACTTGTATTCTTTTCCAGTATTGCATAGTATCTTATAACTCTATTGTATAATTCAAATTGTTGGCATATTTGGAAATGCTGGCCGTTAGCAAAGAATCTAATTTCTTCGAGTGCCACATAGCGTTGACTATAATTTGATAACTAGTCTTACCGTGATAGTCAATACCATAGACTTGGGTGCCGTTACTCCAACAAAAGCTGTTGGTATCGTCTGGAAGATCAATATATCGAGTTTCCCCCGTTTCTATGTCTGACACATATATTGTAGGTTGTGTGTTCTCATCGTACAGCATTATTCGAAACTCAGTTGGACATTTCCAGGCCCATGATTGTTCTCTATGAGGAACAATATCTTTTTTAGTTTCAACTATTAAAATATTCGACAGAGAATATATTGGGAATTGAAACATAATCTTAGAAATAAGATCAAAAAATATCTTATGCTTATATAACTTTTTACTAAAGGCACCAATCGGAGTACGACCTTGTATGTGTCCTGTTTTATTAGAAAACTGACTAGTAGTCATCACTCCGTTATTATATAAATCGTGTAGGTTAAAATCTATTAAACAACCTGATGTAATGTATAATCCATAGAACTCTGCAGAATCAAAAGATTCATTTGTTTTTGCAAGGTCTATCTTTTCTCTTTCCCAAATCTCTTTAAACTCATCGAAATTGTCAATTTTAAATTTTGGTAGGGCAAGAGGCAACCATTTAATTCCTTTAAATTTTTCTCCAAGATCAACCATATAAGTTTGATAGTAATCGGGTATCGGATAAGGTTTGGTCCACGATGCGTATGAAAATTTTCCGTTAGATTGCCTACAAGGTCCGAGTTTAGTTAAACTAGGATTCATTACAGTATTGTCGAACTGATTAACCTTCGCCTGTTCTCGTGCTAGATCAATTAGCTCTTGTTTGTTTTCTATCATATTTCAAGTTTATAATTTAATCTATCTTTATATTTTGTAATACTACGCTCAAGCAAATCGTCGGTCTTCTTAGAATGTTGTATCATTGAAGCACAAAGAATAAATTTACGTTTGCCATTATATGTAGATCCGTGCATTGATTTACCGTTTGACCAACAAAACGTATTTGTGTCGGCTGGAAGATCAACAAATACAGGTTCTGAATTATCATCTCCAACATATAAAGTCGGTTGTGTGTTTTCGTCAAACAACATAGATCGAAATTCAGTCGGACACTTCCAATACACACCTTTATCTCTATGAGGACTGATAGGCATCTTACTTTCCCAAATATACAAGCTCAAGAGAGTGTGTATTGGATAATAAGTATTAACTTGATCTAATATACGTTCAAACATTGGAATCTTACCTGTATATAACTTTCCAGCAAAACTATTGATTTCAAGAGGAATTAAAGGATGCTGAAAAAGATGAAGGCCATTAAATTGACTAACATTCCAACTACTTTTATCTTTCCAAGGGTGTTTTTCTTTTGTCCACGGTTCTGCAATATCAGGTTTAACACGTAATACATCGTGACTTTGATGATTCCATATATCTAAAAATTCATCATAGTTATCAAATTCAATCTTCGGAGTGTCAATTGGTAACCAAACAATTCCTTTATACTTCTCTTCTAGATTCCGCATATATGTTTTGTACTCATCGGAGAATTGATCCCAACCAACCGCCTCTTCTTCTTTTGGAGTACCAACTGCAATCTTTGCATTTTTAAGTAAAGTTTTAGGATCTTTTGCTCTAAACGCATCCATAATTTCGCCCATCCTATATCAGTGATATATTTACATAAAATTTAAACCTAAAATTAATATAATGATTCAAAAATAGCAATAGAGGTTCGACCACCGAACCCAAAACTAGCCTTCATAAAGATATTATTTTTTAACTCTACTGCTTCAGTGATTATCCTTGGATCGTCACTTAACGGATTTGACAAATTATAATTAGGCTGTAGGTATCGATTTTTCACAGCTTCTAATCCATACGCAGATTCTATAAGTCCACAGGCACTCATAGTGTGTCCTAAGTACCCTTTGAATGACACTATAGGAATATTAATGTTTTCAAACACACGTTGAAACACATCTAGTTCAATGTCGTCACCGATTAATGTACTAGTAGCGTGTGAATTAAAAAAAGAAATATCATGTGCAGATAACTCAGCTTGAGTTAATGCTTGATTTATTATCTTGATTTGATGTTCACAAGACGGATCGTGGGCAGTCATACTAGTTACTTTGGCACCACTGGCTATTGATCTCAATTTGGCTCTAGGTGTTAGATTATGCGTTTTTAAAGTTTCTTCATCGCAGATATACCAAAGTGTGCCGCCTTCGCCTTGTAAAAATCCATCTCTGTTTTTATCAAATGGTTTACATTGTCCTCCATCCTCTGTAGAGATGGCACTGGTACATTGCCAATAATATTGTAACGTAGCAAACAGTGGCATATCAACTGCTCCAACAAGAGCAGCAGATGTTTGGCCAGTTTGTATTAACATCGCGGCAAATTGTAGATTGAACATGCTGCTAGAGCATGCTGCATTTAAACTGGTATTGATACCTTCTAGTTTTAACTTAGAGGATATTATAGCACTGAGCAAATCATGATTAGCACTGAATAATTTTGTAGGACTAAATCTTCTCTGCTGTGACGAGAACGCCCGTGTAAACTCTTCTTTTACCGCAGCACCGATTCCGAATGACCCGTAAATCACAGCAGTGTCCTTGGGCATAGAATGCCTGCTAGACATCTCATTTATCAGATCTAACACTAGACGAAATGGAGTATAGCTGTTGTCCACATAGTTCATGTGGAATCCCTTGGTGCTCATTACATGAGGAAATTCTTCTGTATTATATCGTTTTATGGTTTCAGCTCCAGGAGTAGCTGCCATATTTTTATAATTTTCTTTTATCTGTACTCCGAGACAATCTCTAACCTGGTAGTCTACGATATAAACATCTTTCATTTTTTCAACATCTTTGAGGGATCCTGGCTATCTGTGATGTATCCTATTAGATCTTTCCATTTCAATAGTGTGGCAATTTCTTTGTCATCAATCACACAACCAAATTCTTCTTCGATCTGTATTACCAATTCCAAGATGTCAATACTATCAACCTCGTTGTTTTTACGCCTTGCTTGGGCTATAGATTCTGGAAGTGATTCTAATTCCTTAGCCAGTTCTTCGTCGTTGAGAATTTTTAGGTCCTTGATGCTCATGTCTGGCGGAAGTGGGTATGTCAATTCTAATTTGAGATAATCGTTGATCATTTCGATCAATCGGTGCTCAACTTGTTCTTCATTCCTTGGGGTCCAAGATTCCGTTGTCATTTAGGGTCTCCGTTGCTGTATATTTACATAGATATGCCGGCCACTGCTTTTAATTTTCCGTGGCTAACTGTGATATTATCTACTGAGGCTGATGCATCAAATTCAAAAATCTTTCTTGCACGTCTAGTTAATCGAGTGTGTATTACTAGTTGATCGCCGGGAACAACTACTTTCTTAAATCTTACTTGATCTGCGGCGGTAAAAAGAATGCCGCCTTGAATGAATTCATGTAGTAGGTCATTGTTTTGTAGATATTTGAAAGCCAATACCGTACTAGCCTGTGCCATAGCTTCGATCATCATAACACCGGGCATTATGTGATTCCCAGGAAAATGTCCTTGTACATAGGGTTCATTAACAGTGAAATTTTTAATCGCTGTAAGAGTACTTTCATCATAGTCTAAAACTCGATCTATCATCAAAAAAGGATAACGATGAGGCAATATGTCTAACAGTTCAGCGGAGGTGATCGTTTTCATATTCATACTTATATTATACACTTATTTCAAGAAAAAACAATTTTTCTTTAACCATTTTCTCTGTAGTTAAATATCATATGCAACTATTACATAATAACTATACACAGACATTCGGTCATGGACCTACCTGGAGTATACAAATACACACATCACAAACCGAGCCCCGTGATTTTTTTACCGAAAGCAAAAGAGCTGCCGAACTAATCTGGAGTGCTAAACAAGGGATCGTACATGTAATGTACAGTGGTGGAGTAGATAGCGAATATACATTGAAGTTATTTCACAGTTTAGGCATGTCTGTGATTCCAGTTATCATAAAACTAAATCCTTCATACAATGACCACGATATCAAATATGCCATTGATTTTTGTGAAGCGCATGGATTGACTCCATTAATAATAGATATTGATTTTGATGAATTCGTGAGGTCTGGAAAAATTATAGATATTGCCGAATCTGTTCAGCTATGTGTGTATCAGTATGCTGCAACTTTATATGCCACTGCAAATATCGACGGCACAGTAATATGCAATATAGGTGAGCCTAGTGTAAGACTAGATTCCAACACCAAACAATGGTCTGTGATTTTCGATGAATACAATTATGTGTTTCCTAAATATTGGCAAACACATGGCGTAATAGGCACACCATTCTTCAATACTTATACTCCAGAGATGATGTTTGCTTTTATCAGCGATCCTAGAGTAAATGATTTAGTCAACTTTCGTGTGCCCGGTAAACAAGGACATCAATCCAGCAAATGGCTGATTTATAATAGACACAGCGGATTTAATCATTGCGAAAGACCAAAGTATCACGGATACGAACACATTGAACATAGTGCGATTGGCAAACATGCGAATATTCTAGCATTTGAAGAATTCAAAACCCAATGGAATGGACAGGTGACTCAAGAATATCATACCTTTATATCAAAAATCAAAGACCCTGTAATTTCATTGTAAGCTAAGACATTTTGCCAAAATCACTTGACACAGAGTCAAAACAGTGCTATAATAGTTTTGTTGGGACAGAAATGTTTCAACCGGTGAAGTGAAGGGTAGATGAGAATAGACACAAGGCTTAGGCTCCAAGCCTAATCCAACTTACAACCATCTGAACAATGGAACGTGTTTATGTGATCCGATCCCTAATAGAATGTCATTTGTTAATCGGAAATATATGAACCTCTGTGTATTGTATATTGCACATTGTCAAAGGAAGATTATAACTCTTCTGTTTGCATATTGTCCGGTCTATTACTTGACCTTTCATGGACCCGTCATTGTTGTTTGAATAAAGGAAGAAAATGAATATCACACTGAGAAAAGCAAATGCTGTGCAGAACAGCATCAACGATACCATCAAAGGTATCAAAGTAGATTTCACCGTGGAACTCAATGAGTTCCAAGATGTAGAAGCTGCCATCACCAAGGCCAATTCAGAATTGGTCACCAATGACGGTCGCAGACAAAAACTGATCATGGCTCTGTATAATATCCGTGCATTGGTTGGCACAGCCAACGCAGCCAGTGGCATTAACACAGCACTGGCTAAGGCAGCGTTTATCGACAAGCGCATCGGTCAGCTAGAAGAACTGGCAAAGGCCACAGAGATTACTTCTTTGGAAGTGATCAAAGGCAAATTGGAAAAGATCAAGAACGACAAAGGCGAAACTAGCCGTCGTAGCATCTACGGTTATAGTGATACCGTATCTACATCTATCCTGAGCAAAGATCAGATCACACAAGCCAAAGCAGAGATTTTAAATCTCAAGAAGCAGAAACAACAGATCAACGATGAGGTCTTGGAACTAAATATCAAGACTGAGGTGCCTTTGAATGAGGACACCGTGGCAACACTGCAAGCAGAAGGTCTGCTGTAATTTTTTATCGCGGGATAGAGTAACGGTAATTCAGAAGTCTCATAAGCTTCAGATCTTGGTTCGATTCCAGGTCCCGCAACCAGTTTTTACAAAGGCAAAAAAAATGCAATTAATACAAAGTCGTGGTCCCAGTATTGACACAGAAAAATGTGTAGAACAGGCAGGAGGCAACAGATTCGATCTTGTGCTGATTGCTTCAGTAAGAGCCAAGGAACTGTCAAGACGTCATCGTCAAGCAGAATTAACCACACCTTTGCACAGTCCAGTATCAGCACTGCTGGATATTCAAGCAGGAAAGATCGGACCTGAGTATCTTAAAAGAGTAGTCTAACACATAAGGTACTATGACAAAATCACATGAAAAATCAGCTACTGAACTAGCACTGGAAGAATTTTTTGCCAAAGGCGGTGCTGTACAACAGCTGAAACCAAATCAGAGCGGCAGAGTAGAAGGGGAAAGTTATTCGGCGTGGTCAAGAAAAAAGCCCACAACATCGCCGTTGGCCAATCCTCCAGATGAAGATTAAATAATTGTATGCGGGGTTCGTAAAATGGTATTACCTTAGATTTCCAATCTAAAGTCAGGAGTTCGATTCTCCTACCCCGCTCCATATATTTAAATGCGTTATATACACAGATAAATACTGTCTATGTATTATCTACCAACCAATTTCGATCTATCAGACGCTGCAAGAAAATTTACCCTTGACCAATATCGAGATAGATTTAAAGAAAACTTTTATCACGGCGAGGACACTCTTGAGTGTTCACCGCAACGGCAACACATGTGGAAGAATAGTATTGTGGGCCAAGAAATCAATAAGTTTTTGCAACAATTTGGCTGTGATATTTATTGGGACCTGATCATATTTTTTATATCAAACACTAAAGAGACTTTTTTAGGAAATCCTCATATAGATTCAAAACTTGAAGAAATCGAGGATACTTTTACACACAAGCCAAGTTCAAGAATAAAAACAAGATTCAACGTGCGAATTCTTGGTAATCCTCTAGATACTATGACATGGTGGGGACATATGTCGTTTGGCGATCCTAGATTAGTGAATCATGAATTTAAGTATATCACCGGTGAAACATATTTTTCAAAAAACATACCCGGAGACAGTATGCCTGAACGATGGGAATATCTAGGTAAACCCACCTGCGTGGCAAATAATTATCTATTGCCCAGTGCATTTGTTAAAACTGATTGTGCGCATACAGTGACTTGTAGTCCCGGACCTAGACTCATCTTGGCGGTTGCTATTGATAAAACCATTCAAGAATTAATTGATTTCCGTGCTAATAACGTTTGATATGAAGGTCGAAACCAATCCTAAATGGTTGTATAAACCCGTAGAAGTTGATAATTTAAAAGAAATACAACGAGAGATCATTCCTATCATTTTAAAAAAAATCCCCAATTTTTTTACCATGCTGCCAGATTTTGTACATATCATGAGAGATGAAATAGAACCATTTGCTCCGTGCTATACTGAATTTATAAAAAAACATGGTGTGATATCTCAGTGGACATGGTGTGCAATTATCACTACTAATCTCAATCTCGACTTTCCTATCCATGTAGACAGTACAGATTGGGAGAAACGCTGCTACGGACTTAATCTGCCTATCATCAACTGTGAAGGCACATACACAGTATGGTATGACACAGAGATACAGGGTAATGTTTACGATGACCTCGATTTTCGAGCCATGGCTCGTATGCAGAAACCCGGCGCATCAGCAGTAGAGATCGGTCGATGGGATATGAGCAAGCCTGCCTGGATTAATACCAGCATACCTCATAAACCAGTTAGTACTCACGGATTACCGAGAGCAGTGCTGAGTGCAAGATTTGATCCAGAAATACACGAGCTGTTGTATTGACATGTATAATGTAATATCACAAAATGATCTAGTAAAAGCCTATGATTTCAGTTCTCTAATCACGGTCCAGGACGATGCACAGGCCTGCGACATAGTCAAACAGATTGTAGCTCAAGGCAACTATTTTACCAACAGTCCTAAGTTTCAAACCAAAGAAAACATTTTTGCCAGACCAGAACCTGTTTGGTTAAAATATCGAATGAGTTTTATGTTCTCAGTGTTCATGTATCTAGGTCGAGAAGTTAAGGTATCGGAGATGATGGCCTGGAGTTTTATGACCAATCTGCAGGGTGCCGAAAACCGAGATAATCTATGGCATCATCATTGGCATCCAAAAAATTCCAATGCCTCGATGTTAAGTGGAATTTATTATCTTAAAATTCCCGATGATGTTCAAGATCTCGACTACTGCGGCACAGAAATAGCTCCAAACGGTGTAGAGGGAGGCGACAAGTTTTTTGTGAAACCCGCAATTGGCAATTGGATCATATATCCCAGCGACACATGGCATCGGCCGGGTATTGTTCAGAGTAATCAATTTAGATTTATTTTGGCTGCAGACATAGAATATGTCAAGTAATCATCACTTGACATTTGAATTAAATTGTAGTATAATAAACATTAAACCACACAAGGAACATCAATGGAGATAGAAATCGCTGCTCGTGCCAGTCTCACTAAAACTGTGATAGAAACCTGTGTTGAGCTGTTCAAAAAAGAACTAAAACTAGAGAACAGTAAATACAGTTTGGTGATTTTAACTGATCGGGGTATGAGCAAAAGAGATGGCTGTCGAGGTACGGTGTTTCACGTAGGACCCAAATCTCTGGGCATGGTAATCGATACTGCTATGAGCATAGAAAATTTGATAATTACCTTAGCACATGAAATGGTGCATGTCAAACAATATGCTCGTGGACAGATTACCCACGGTAAGAATCTCAAATCAAAATTTTGGATGGGACAAAGAATTAAATCTCAGTATTATGACAGCCCGTGGGAAATAGAAGCATATAGCAAGGAACGAGTGTTAGCCAATAAGATTTTTAAAATCATAGATACAGCTCATGCCAAAGTTAAAAAACATCACAAAAAATAATGAGCAAAAATGATTTGATTGAATTAACCGGAGTAGTACAGGAAGTACTGCCAGGCAGCATGTACAGAATCAGTGTAGACAACATGCCTAATGTACTGGTGTGCTATACCAGTGGTAAGTTAAAACAGCATAAGATCAAAATCATCTTAGGCGATAGAGTAAAAATCGAAGTCAGTCCATACGATCTTACCAAAGGACGTGTGACCTACAGACTGTAATAAGGAAATAATTATGCCATGGATTGAAAATGTAGCGGCTGCTGATATCCCAACAGGATTTCATCATGATGCCGGTCCTAACAGTATGTTGATCAGCATTGTAGATCCAGCCGGTTGGAGGCCCGAAGCCAAACATGAATTCAAAGAGCGTCACAACTTTGAGTTTTTAGACATTGAAGAAAAGGACTTTGCTCTAGACGAAGCTATGCGTTGTAGCCATGAGCAGGCCGCAGAATTAGTTCGACTACTACAACATGCACTAGACAATCACATGAATGTGGTTGTTCATTGCTTTGCAGGTATCTGTCGAAGTGGCGCGGTGTGTGAAGTTGGTGTTATGATGGGCTTCAACGACACTGAAAGATTTCGGAGTCCTAATCTACTTGTCAAGCATCGCATGATGAAGCATTTGGGTTGGACTTATGATGAACAGGAACCTCATTCTATCAATGGTGTGCCTGTGCCAGAAGACTGGGCCAACAACAACGAAAAGGTCTTTACACTGGCAGCGGCACGTCGCGAACGTAGATTAAAAGAAGGTGATGTATGACCGAACAAATTCGAGAACGTGATTCCATATTCACATATAAGTCTATTGATCTTCCTAATCTAGCATACATACAGCAAGAAGTCTTGTTGGCTGTTACAGCCAAATATACCAGTAACACTCTGCATGATGTCTATCTTCCTGAGTTCTTTGATAATTGTACGCATTTAAAACAAGAGGTTGACAAGCTAGTACCTTGGAATCTTTTAAGACAAGTTCATGTAATAAGTCATGAGCCTGGTAAATCGTACTCAATACAAACCAACCTCACCGCACACATAGATGATCTTAACAGCCCTCGTGGATTATTGAATGGCATAGCATTTAACATACCTATATATAATTGCAAAGACACTACCTGTGATTTCTATGAAGCCCTATCTCCTCCTACTTTGATGACACCGGAGTTTCTTGCATCTAAAGGCATTGTGTTTGACAAACCGTTTTGGGCATACTCTAACATTAGAAGTATCGACTCTATGAAAGGTAATACCGCTTGTATATTCAATACACAGGTGCCACACATGCCTGTAAATACAACCAAGTATCATAGAATAGTTATAAGTCTACGCTATCCACATGCAATAAACATTACAGAATATTTTAAAGACTAATGACAGTTGTGCATATTATAAGGAATTGAAGAATGATAAGTTTAAATATATCTGAATTAGATAAGATTAAAAAAATCTGCGAAAGTGTTGGTACAGAATCCTTTGTATTAGAACAAAATAGCAGTTCTGGTATTGGCAGTATTCTTACGCTGATATACCAAACAGAAATTGCAGACTATCCTGCTACAGTAACAATTGAAGTTTCGGGTGTAGACAATTGGTAGTGTGATTTTGCCACAATATTTTGGTTGACTGTTTTTAATTTTGATGCTATAATAAATGTATTGCAACACAAGAGATTCAGATGAACTCAAAAAAACTTTTACCCAAATTACTGTTATCGGCAATACTAACAGTTTATTCATTTAGTTATGCTCAAAATTTAAAAACAGTTGGACATCCTGCCATGGAGAGTCCACATGTTAACCCAATCTCCCTGTGCGGTAATTATGTTTATGTAACGAACACTCCGGCTGGAACAGTTGATGTAATTGATCGCAAAACTCAAAAGATCTTTACACGAATTAATGTTGGGGTTGATCCAGTTAGTATTGCAGTTCGACCCGATGGCAAAGAAATATGGGTGTCTAATCATGTATCAGACTCTGTTAGTGTTATCGACTCTGACCCGAAAAGCCCAACGTTTCATATTGTTGTTGCTACAATACAAGAGTTTAATCATCGTAAGGCTACTTTATTCGATGAGCCGGTTGGTATAGCATTTGCCAGCAACAGTAAGGCATATGTTGCGCTATCATCAGAACGGCAAATTGCTGTAGTTGATGTAAAGACAAGAAAGGTAATAGATCGTTTAGAAATTAGAGCACAGGATCCCAGAGCTATTTTTGTTCAAGGAGATCGACTCTATGTTATTCCTTTTGAATCTGGAAATAAGACTCAATTGTCTGGAGGCTACAAGCAAAATATAGATGGAAACCTAGTTACCTTTGATGCATACGAACACTCTGTTAAAAACAATAACGCACTTTCTTTAGGATACGTTTCGGATATTGTAAAACATCCAAGGCAACCGGATAAAGATTTATTTGTTTTTGATACAAAAACAGATAGACAAATTAAGATTGTAGAAACATTGGGTACCTTGCTCTACGGATTAACTGTGGATTCAAAAGGACGTATCTTTATCGCTCAAACAGATGCACAAAATGATGCTAACGGTCGGGCAGGTACCAAGAAACACGGTCTTGCTGAACTACAAAATAGACCGTACCTAAATCAAATCACCAGTGTACAATTCAACGACAGCAGAGTAGATAAGAAATTTCTAAACTTAGAACCACTACCTCCTGCCAATCCTACCAAGGATCAAGCACTGTCTACCCCATACGCTATACAAATATCTGATGACGATTCTATAATTATATCCTCGGCTTCAGCATCAGATAAAATTTTTGCACTGGATTCTCGAAGTGGAGAAATTTTAAGTCAGGTAACTGTGGGTGCAGGTCCTAGAGGCATTGCTCTTGAAAAAGGTAAATTATCTAAAGCATGGATTTATAATGCTTTAGATAATACTGTAATGTTGCTTGATGTATCTAACACAACAGATATTAAATTAAGCACAACAATATCTTTAGAAGATCCTACACACGCCACTGTTAAGCGTGGACGTATTGCCTTTAATTCAGCAATGGCAAGTTCAACTGGTACCTTCTCTTGTGCTAGTTGTCATCCTAACGGACATTCTGATCAACTACTATGGGTACTAGATACTCCTATTGTTTCTGGCGGCAAACAAATCATGCCACGACTATCAATGCCAGTTCGGGGACTTAGAGATACAGAACCATACCACTGGGACGGAACCAAAGGCGATCCATACGGCGGTATTAATAGTGCAAATTTGTTTTTTCCTGCTTCTTCTAATTGTAAAATAAACAATCCTATAAGTTGTCTAAGACAATTAATTGATGATAATCTAGCTACGACTATGAGTTTAGTATCTAAGGATAAACAAAGAGGCGCTTTAACCGAAGATGAACGTAACGATATGGCAGTATATCTGTTGAGCATTCCATATCCGCCTGCACCAAAAAGACCCTATACGAATATACTCACTAATGAGGCACGGCAAGGATTTTCATTGTTTCATGTTGAAGGTGATAACGATCCGAAGTTTAATCAGCCTGTGGTATGTGGTAACTGTCACCGATTACCCTTTCTTTCTAGTGCAGGTACGATAGCTCCTCGCACTGGTATGAAGGCAACCACTTGGCGCGGTGCATACGACCGTTATCTAATTAGTCCACAGGCACGGGGCATGATAATAGATTTTCCTTGGATATCGGCGATAGCAGAAAAAGGAAGAGATGAAAGAAGCACCTGGCAATTAACTTGGAGTGGCAGCACTGGACCAAGACATAGATTTAATCCAGTATGGGACATGGTCTTAGAAGGCAGTACAGGATTTTCAGGAACATTTGCTAGACAGGTGACAGTGTCTTCGGATGATTTAAAAGACCACCATGATGATGATTTAATTTCTGCAATGGAGAATGCCGCAGGACAAGGCGCAGTGGTACTAGAAATCGATGGAATATTCTTAGACGACATAAAAGCAAAAAGGATTGAACTACAATACGTTACCGGTGTATACGTTGACAAGTCTAATAAAAAATCTTACACAAAAAATGAACTATTACAACTAGCATCACAGGAAAAATTTGTTGGAACTTTTACAGCAAGACACGGAGTCAACGCAGATGTTGATAGTCCGCAACCAGCATTGTGGTCATTAGGGGCAATTCATGATCAACGTAAACAAGACTTTCCAACTGTTACTACTAGACGTCTTAGTATGACTATTAGCGGCCGTCATTTTAAAGACGATGCTCAAATATTTGTAGATGGTGTGCGTGTTAACGGTGCTGTTAGTGTTAAAAGCAATGAAAAAGTAGTAATTACTCTGGCCAATGCACCGACCGCAGGTATGCACTTGCTACAGGTACAAGTACCAGATGGAATGTTCAGTAACGACTTTATATTCTACGTTAAAGAATAACTGTTGTATTTTTACAACATCCAATTGACAATAGCACCTATTGGTACTATAATACACTTATGAAAAAGGAAAACTACAAAGTAATCAGCAAGAATTTGTCGCCATTGTTTGCCTGTGAAACATTGAACGAAGCAATGGCCTTTGCCAAAACTGTTGGCGTGTTTGTAACAATCAAAGGTTCAGACTTTGAAGTCTGTGGAGTTTTTGGAGTAGATAGTATAAACAGCGGTATTTGTCCAGACGGTGTAGAATACAGTTGGAAAAAAAGGAGAATATAATGCCTAGTGTATTTTTGGTAAGCGATACTCACTTTGGTCACATGGGCGTGTGCAAGTTCACTCGCAACGATGGTGTCACAAAGTTGAGGCCCTATTCCACTCCAGAGGAGATGGATGAGGACATGATTGCAAAATGGAACGCACGAGTCAAGCCTACTGACAAGGTATACCATTTGGGCGACGTTGTAATTAACCGCAGAGCGTTGCCCACCTTAGCTCGTTTGAACGGTGACAAGGTATTGATCCGTGGTAATCACGACATCTTTCGCGATGACGAGTATCGTATGTACTTTAGAGAACTTAGAGCTTATCACGTTATGAACGGTATGATCTTGAGTCATATTCCGTTGCACAGTGATTCATTGGGTCGCTTTGGTGTTAACATCCATGGCCATACACATGCTAACCGTGTGCGCAAGGCTCGTGGTGTTGATGCCCGTACAGGAGAGATCTTGTACAGCGACGAAATTGATCCACGTTATCATTGTGTGTGCGTGGAGCAAACTGATTTTGCACCTATCTTGTTCGAAGAAGTGATTGCACGTATCGAAACAGAAGGCGGATCGGTAGGTTTTAAGAACGGAAACGGTCCTACTATGTAGTAAACTGCGCACATTATAGGGCTCTTAGGAGCCCTATTTTTTTGGCTGACATAAATATAATGAGCTAGGAAAATTCCAGGAGTTATAGATATGCCGTTACAGATTCGCAGAGGCACCGACGCAGAAAGATTAGCAATGACGCAGCCACTAGCACAAGGTGAGCTGTTATTTGTTTCAACCCCAGGGGCTGAAAGATTATACATCGGCAACGGTAGCACCCTTGGCGGTATCCAGATCACTGGATATACTAATGCTGATGCCAAAGATGCAGCAGCAGCATCATTCACAGGTGGAACACACAGCGGTATTACATTCACATACAACACAGCTACCGATTTAATGAGTGCAACTGTAGACCTATCCAATTATCAAGGTACACTAAGAGCAGATGCATTTAAAGGATCAGTGTTTGCTGATGACAGCACATTGTTAGTAGATGCCATTTCTGGCACAATAGTAGGACCAGTTATAGGAAATGTTACAGGAAACGTCACAGGAAATCTTACTGGGAATGTTACAGGTAGTCTCACAGGAAATGTTGTGGGTAATACTACTGGATTTCATACTGGTGACGTTAAAGGATCCGTGTTTGCTGACGATAGCACATTATTAGTAGATGCAGTTTCTGGCACAATAATAGGACCAGTTATAGGAAATGTCACAGGAAATGTCACAGGAAATGTCACAGGAAATGTCACTGGCAATATATTCACTAACCTAATTGACTCTGCTGATTCATCTGCGATTACATTCACGCCTGCTGTGGTATTCACCAGTGATGTATTTGTGGATAATCAATTGTTTGCTAATTTACTAGGAAATGTCACTGGTAATGTTATAGGCAATGTCCAAGGAAATGTTACAGACATTAATGGAGTTAGTGTTGTAGATGTAGGTAATCGAACATTCAACGGAACTGGTATTAATTTTGGAGTAACTAGCACTATTACTTCAACTGGTGCAATATTTACAGATAGCCCGTTCTTTGTTTTTACTTCTGCAGAGCCCGCTGGTACCCTTGCACCTGTATCATTATTGGTGGCAAATACCAGCGGTGCACAAACAGCTCCGTTTGGACTAACTAGATCTAGGGGTAGTGTTACTACGCCTGCAACTGTAATTAACAATGACGAAATAGGAAAACTAGCAAGTATCGGATTTGACGGAGTATCATTTATTTCATCATCTACCATAACCACAGTGGTAGACGGAGCCGTGAGTTCTGGGGTGGTTCCCTCACGTATTGAGGTCAGCACCACTAACTCCAGCGGTACAAGCGCCATTCGAGTTAACATTAAATCCTCTGTGGTGGAGTTCGCTGTGCCGCCCAAACTACCAGTGGTAGCTAACGACACTGCTCGCACTGCATTAGTACCAACTCCTTCCACTGGGATGATGATTTTTATGTCATCAGGAACCACACCTGCAGCCACAAACAAAGTGCAGGTATATGACAGTGCTGCTTGGGTAAATCTACACTAAAAATATAGCCAACTTGCGAATCGTATAACTACTAGTTATAGATATTTGATTTAAAAATAGATAATTATTTCCATATCTTATCAGCAATCTCTTTATCGTAAATGCTGTAATCTATAAAGTTTTTTCGACCAACAGTCGGATACCAAGATAATATATCTGTTTCAGCATTTACGATCTGATATCCATGATTAATCCAATTTAATGCTGCAAATATCTTTTGTTGAATTACTAGATATTTTGTTTGATATAAACTACTCTTTTCAATATTTTTAAAGCTGTCTTCACTTTTACAGTCTATCCAATAGTAAAACCCTGTGTCTTTGGTCTTGTCAGAGAAAAAGAACCAAGGCGCCTGATCAGTCACAGATTTAATAGCAAAACGTACTAATTTATGGTACTTGATGTAATTTAATATTTCTGCGTCACTAACACCCGGTAGATCCATAGTCAACAAAACACTGGGGTCTTGAAACAGTGCTGCCGGCGTTTCTGATGCACAGGTTATTTTAAATAAGATTCCCGATATAGCTGTCATGGTTGTTCCTTGTTTGTTAGTTATTTATTGCGTAATACCATATTCTTCTAACCCCCAGGCCCTTTCTCTGCAACCATTACACACACCGCAGGGCTGAAGTTCGACGTTCTGCTGATCGCAACTGTTGGTATACTGTAATAATTCTTGTATTCCCATTTTAAAATATAGATCAATTACATGCCGTTTTGTGAGATTTTTAAGAGGGTATCCTATTCCTAAAATTTCAGGAACTTGTATAACTGTTATACCAACAGCATGTTGTGATTGTACCTCTATAATACCCAAATACACATATTCAAAACCCAGTATTGTAAACGCCTGTCTCACTGCTGATTCTACCTGTTGATGCGCTGGTAGAGATAGATCACCCAATCTCATAGGCAGCAGATCATGCTCAAACAATGCATTTACCTTGTTGACCATTAGCTTAGTCACGTGATGATCGGCTGGGCGCTGTATGATTATAGGTTGAATTGTATGTGACGAATTATTTCTGTACTTGAAATACAGTAAAAGATAGTATAACAATACACTGTCTATACCGCCACTGACTAAAACTCCAATCTTGCTCACAGAGGGTAACACTAGATCAAGTGTTCGAATATCGTTGTCCGGGCCGCATTGAATTTTCATATATTATAATCTATGGCATATTTATCGTGATTTATGCTCGGTGAGACTAAACGAGATAACTACTGTATGATCATAGGCACAGGCATCGACATAGTGGATCTTAGAAGGTTTCACGACATGGATTCTGATAGATTAAATCGTCTGGCTAAGAGGATACTTACCGACGACGAATTTGTTGAGTTCCAACAACTAGATAAAGTCAAACATTCTGTGCATCTCGCCAAAATATGGAGCATAAAAGAATCCATAGGCAAGGCATTCGGCACAGGAATATCCAACGATAGTGTATGGAAAAACATGCGGATTTACAAAAACGCATTAGGACAGCCTCAGGTACAGTTTCTAGGTGCATTGGCAAGAAAAACTGTAATCTGTCATATCAGCGTTAGCCACGATGGCGACTATCTAGTATCTAATGCTGTATTAGATCATGTACATTGAAATTTGGATTCCGGGAACGGACGCAGAGTTAGACAAGTTATTTGAACAATTACGAATTCAACAACACAGCGATATCACGCATCCCCTGTATAAAAATTATTCTGCTCAGGACTTCAAATCATGTGCTGCATTGTCTATTACTTTTGACAACAACGATCCTATTGTTGCCAGCAGTATTTTGGCTAGAACATGCTGGCCCAAAAACACCTACAGGATATTAAACAGATTTTGGAAGGTGCACGAACATAGACTCACAGCTCTTGACAGATCTACCAAGGCTACAGCACTGTCTGAGACAGCCAAGGCGCATGTAGCGTATGCTGAAAACACATTGGAAGCTGATCTAGTGTTTATGAGCAGACAATATGATCATTGGCAAAATCTAGCTGTGCATTACCTAAAAGAAAAAACAGGAATAGAATTTAAATACGACAACTATCGATATCTCGTCTGCGATAATTCTCAAGATCAAACCTGCTGGCAGAGAATAGCCTACAAAGGTGATGAACAACTTTTAACACAATGGCAAAAACAATGAAAGAAATACTCTTAGGTATGATAAGAATGTACAGTATTATGCCAGTGCTTGCAGTTGGCTTGTATTCGATATTCTCGATAATTATCGGAACAGCTCCCGGTTGGTGGTGGTGGGCAACAGTGTCAGGCTATGTTTGTATTATGATGTTGGGAGTGAGCGCAGGTTATCATAGACTACTGAGCCATAGAGCATTCCAGGTGCATCCTTGGACGAAATCTCTGTTGTTATGGTTCGCCGCACTGTCATGCCAAGGCAGTCCGATCTTTTGGACTACCATACACAGAGGATATCATCATAGGTATACAGATCAATCAAAAGATCCGCACAGCCCACAACAGGGATTTTGGCACAGCTATATTTTATGGATGTTTAAAATACGCACAGGAGATCACAACACCAAATTTGTTGTGGACATACTCAAAGATCCTATCTGCGTGTTTTTCCATAAGTATTACAATCATATAATCTGGATTAGTCATATCGGTATTGCTGCGATCAGTGTGGACTTATGGTTGTATGCTGTGATATTACCTGCATTTATAACCATAAACAGTTTTGCTCTAACAAATACTCTCACACATTTGCCTCACCTCGGTTATAAGAATCATGCCACTAACAATCATGGTGTGAATATAAGCTGGCTGTTTCCTATAGTACTGGGAGAAGCATGGCACAATAACCATCACGCAGATGCAAAAAATCCTTGTTTGGGCAAACGTTGGTGGGAGATCGATCCCACCTATTGGTTGATCAGATTAATTCGCACTGATCAATCTTTGAATCCCTGAGTACAAATCACCCACAGTCCTGGCTGCTTGAGTTTCGGGATGATCCATGTCAATTTCGATACCAAATTCATCTTCACAGGCTACCACTAGTTCCGTGAAACTGAGACTGTCTAGTCTGAGATCGTCTTTGAGGGTGAGGTCTAAACCAACGGGGATATTGGGTTTATGTAATTTTAAGATTATAGCAAATAGTCTTTGTTGGGTATCATTCATCTGGTATTTAATAGAAAAATCATTGCTATTTGTATTTTATGATTATATACTGTATATATGGTCGTGAGCAAATTGGCAAAGCTCCCGCCTAGCCCACAGCTAGGAAAGGGGACGGGACGATGAGTATAACTCGCAGTCTTTGTAGGTTCAAGTCCTACCGACCATACCAAATTTTACAATAAGTAGAATAACATAACTTAAAGGAAACAATTATGTCAAACACAGTAGAACAACTAAAAGCAGATTTCGAAACATTTCTAGCAGAAGATGCAAAGTTTACAGCAGGTAATTCAGCTGCTGGTACCCGTGCTCGCAAAGCATTGCAGGAAGTGGCAAAGAGTGTAAAGGCTCGCCGTAACGAAATCACTGAAGAAAAGAACGCTCGTAAAGAAGCCAAGGCAGCTTGATGTGCAGTTGAATCCGGATGCTTTTTCCAGTGGTCAGATCCTCAGCAAGCTATGGTTGGCTGAGGAGCTGGAAAATGTCATTGCGGCAGAAGCCGTACCAGGACCAATGACTGTGGCAGCACTAGGTGGGTGGTATGGTATGGTGAATTTTATTCTGCGTGTACGTGATCGAATTAAAATAGATAAATTTGTGAACATTGATCAAGATCCAGGTGTCTGCGACACTGCTGACCAACTCAACGAACCTTGGGTGTGGCAGCAATGGCAGTTTAAGTCGCGGTGTGCTGACGCTAATCAAATAGATTTCAGTGAATTTGATCTAGTGATCAATACCAGTACCGAGCATTTTCAAGACCATGCATGGTTCGATAACATCGGTGTAGGCACTATAGTAGCAATACAGAGCAATGATATGCCGCATGACGAGCACTGCGGCAATCATCACAGTCTTGAAGACGTTATCTCGCAGTTCCCAGTCAGCAGATTATGCTATTCTGGATTGAAAAAATTTACATATCCCAATTGGGAATTCACAAGATTTATGATCATAGGAATAAAATAATGTCCGATAATACTTACGATATCAATATTGGCGCAATAACTTCTACATGTATCTCAGGAGGATACGGCTCAGATACTATTACCTTGGATTATAGTACACCCCCATCTATGGGACATTACACAATGTCCAGTGGAACATTTACTACTACCGGTTCCAATGCGATATGGACCAATTCAGTGCCCAGCACCGTTCATATCGACGGCGATGGGCTTACTATGGTTGAAGGCGCCGATATAAAAATCGGTGGCAAGAGTCTAACCCAAGCTATAGAAAAGATAGAAGAACGGTTAGGTATATTGCGCCCTAATCCAGCACTAGAAGAACGTTGGGACAAGTTAAAAGAATTGCGAGAGCAATATGTAGAAATGGAAAAGGATCTTCTCGAGAAAGAGAAGTTGATGAAGATTTTAAAGGAAGCATAATGAACGTTAAGCTGTTATCCTATAGTCAACCCACAGCAGAATTTGCAAGTATGGGAATCTCAGATGCGCAGGAACTGATTGCGTATTGTGCCCGTGTATCAAACCCAAGTAATCAACTCAATACAGAAACCAGTGAGAAACTTATTCGGTACTTGGTCAAACATCAACACTGGAGTCCACTTGAAATGGTCAGTGCCTGTATCGAAATTACCACAACAAGAGATATTGCTAGGCAAATCTTGCGACACAGAAGTTTCAGTTTCCAAGAGTTCTCTCAACGCTATGCTGACCCAACAAAGGATCTCGAATTCGTGTTCAGAGAAGCCCGACTGCAAGACCCTAAGAACAGACAGAACAGCATAGAGATTGTACTAGACAATCCCGAATCTCGTAGATTTGCACAAGACTGGGAACGTGCTCAGACTCGTGTTAAACTTGCTGCCATTGAAGCCTATAACTGGGCTATAAACAACGGCATTGCCAAGGAACAGGCTCGTGCTGTGTTACCCGAAGGCATGATCAGCAGTCGCTTGTACATGAATGGTACATTACGCTCATGGATTCATTTCATTGAACTACGATCAGCAAATGGCACACAAAAAGAGCACCAGGAAGTAGCCAGAGCCTGTGCCCAAGCTATTGCTGCTATTTTTCCGATGGCCGAAAGTCTAACAAAATATGAATGACGAATTAAAAGACTTCTGTCGCAACTACGAAGTCAACGTTCTCAACGATCAAAAACGTAGAGCACGATATAGTCCTCCGAAGTTTTTTACAGATCCCTGTCGTGCCGACATCATCACCCGGAACATGCAATACGAAACCGAACCGGTTATTACCTTAGAAATTCCAGAAGGTCGACTACGCACACTTGTAGAAATGGAACGTAAGTTCTACAAATGGCAACGTCATGGCCAATCCGAAGTCGACATGTTTCAAACTCTTATGGACAAGGAACGGGAAGAGGCACATTACAGGCATACCAATGCTGCTGTCCAAAAAGCCTATGAACAATATTCAATCATGCTTAACCTAGCAGGATATCAAAGAAAGTTTTGATTCATTTTGAATAGATATTGACAGGTTTTCTAAAAGAATGTATAATTAAGTTGTTCGACTACTAAGTCTGAAAGGAAATTATATGAGAAATTATTGGACCTGCTCTCCATTTGCAGATTGGATTCGAGGAACTACCAAACTCAAGTGCGGTACCGGCAAAGAATGGGCTGACTGGGAAAAGGCTGCTAAAGAACAATATCCCATCCGTTGGTGGATTGCTGAAGAAGGGTTAGACAAAATACAACACGTATGGTGTTGGATACCAGAAAGAATAAATGATATTAGGTATTACGTTAATAATCGTTGGGTTACTCGCAGTCATGCCCTTACTGCCCATACCAGAGATATTGCGCCAGGTACTTGGCGTGATGTGGGTAATCGCTTTCTTCCTTGTCTCTTTAACGAGCTTGTGGATTTTGTGGAGATAGAACAGGCATGGCATCACTGTTTATGGAGTAGCGAAGAAAAGAAAAAGTTCAATTATCCATGGTGGCGCCGTTGGTATCGCAATTGGCGCTCACCAGAAGCAGGTATCGCTTATTTGGAATGGGCCATGAGTCTAACTGATGAAGAATTCTTAGAAGAAGGCGAAAAGCATTTGGCTGAACCCACCTATCAGGCCAAAGCTGCTAGAGAAATCTTAGAACTGTACCGTTGGTGGACGGAAGTTTATCCAAATCGTCCAGACGTCCATGATGCCAGCGGATGGACCGCCTACTGCGATATGCGTCGAGAAAAAGGTTATCACTTACTGGACATGGAAGATAAAAGCCCGGAAGAAAGAGAATGGTGCCGCACCGCGTTGGACAAAAGTCGAGAAATTGAAAAAGCCTACAACGACGAAGATGAAGCAATGATGATTCGTCTTATCAAAATCCGCGAAAGCCTTTGGACATAATATGAGTATAGTAGATAAAAACCCACACTGCCTTGAAGATCTTTATGCTAAGTATCTACAGTTCACCGCTGTGATGTTGGAAGAATATAAAGATATCGAAATAGCAGGTACTATGATTGCACAGGCTCTCAGCATGTATAGAACTGTATTGCCAGAAGAAGATTATCAACGCATGGTAAAAAGCATATATGAAAGAAGAAATGACGTCAAAAGCTTCAACGGAACTTAAACCGCAGACTCCTGCAACGGGAATCCTTAAACGTAGCAGTTGGGGAGATACCATGACATATCAGATTGTTTGTGAATGTCACGACCCCAGTCACGATCATAATGTCTGGGTCGAATCTGACAACACCGGAGTTACTGTTACGACCTATACCACACAGAAGTCTCAATGGTGGAGTTTAAATCGCTGGCAGACTATTTGGCGCCTGCTAACTAAAGGCTATGTTGAGTACGAAGCCAACATCATTATGACTGAACAACAGGCACTCAACTACTCAGAAACACTGAAGAAAGCAATTAAAGATGTCAAAAATTTCAAGCAGTCCTGAACGGCATACCTTTCAATTAGAAGGTGCCAAGCGTCGAGCTGCGATTGAGGGCGAAGAAGTTCCAGAGTACTATGAAAACTTTTGGAAATCGGCCAAAGAGCAAGATGCAGCCAATCTCGTAGATCCAGAGTGGCAAAAAAACAACATGCAATATGATCTTCGCAGTACCGCGTGGATCTGTGACAAAGCCAAGGCCAGTGATACATATGCTCAAAACTTGTACGCAGCCATGTGTAATAATGACTTCATTAAATTGGAAGTTGTTCCTATCCTTAGACAAGATCCAGATCGAGATTATTGGTCAGCATCTTGGCGTGGGGCAGGTGGCATTGTGGCAGATATGCGACAACAAGGTGACTACATCGATTGGTACTGCTCAGGTATAGGTGAAGGATTGGGTAATGGCGACCCTGATCATGTTAAAGGATATGTACCGGAAGGATGTATTACCGACGAGATCCGGAATGATCTCCAACGTCTTGGCTGGGCAATAGTGCCTGGTGGAGATTGGGAAAAATTTGAATAGGAGATTGTGTTAGTATCATGAACTTTGAACTTTACGAAGTTTGGGCAGTAGACGAAACTGGTCACGAAGAGCTTGTAGAAACTACCAGCAGTAGAAAACAAGCATTTGAAATAGCAGAAGCTAATCTAGGGTTGGGAGTATTCGAAGCCATTGTATATCAAGAGAATGAAAATGGCGAATTGCACGAAATCAAGAGATTCGGACATGGTTGACAAACTCTCATTTTGGTGCTATAATATTAGTATTGTTAAACAACAAGGAGTGATACCGTGGCAACCAAACTGAAAAAAGCCAGCATAGCTATTCGTCAAAACAAAGGTCGAGATCTAAGTCCTAAATGGGACGGACATGAGGCTATGTCTACTGATCAATTCATGAAACACTTTCGTGTAAGCATGGAATGGTACCGTTTGGAATCCGGTGGTAAGGAACTGAAACCAAAAGTCATTAACTGGATGAGTGGCAACGGCTACACCAAAGAACAAATCAAAGCATTCAAAGATACCAAAGACAATCGATGTGGTACAACTATGGGCGCCATTGCTGCCAATTTGTTGAGAGGCATGCCTGCTGTCCGTTCGAACTTCAATGAAGGACGTGACACTGCGGAATGGTTACACAAGGCCATTAAAGCAGTCATAGAAGAAGGCAAGAATGATGAAGTTGAGTCTGAAGACACTGTCACAGAAGTCAAAATCACAGCTCAGCCCTCGATCCAAGAACGTGTGAAAGAAGCAGCAATGAAAATGACTGTGGAAATCGAAGACGCTATTGAAAGTTTTCAAACTGATCCAGAAGCATTTGATCCAAAAGCATTTAAATTATTAAACCTATTGCGTGGTCGTCAGGTCAAAGCCGCTCATGCTCGTATTATCAAAGAATTGTACAGCCGCAACTATAATGAACTTGTAGAAGCAGCGACCACAAAAGATGAACAACTCAAAGAAGCCTATGCTCACCTGAGCAAAGCTAACTTGAAAAAGATCACCTTGTTCTACAACGAGATATTATCAGCCTGTGATATGCTGGCACAAGAAGCCAAGATCAATAAAAAACCACGTGCGCAAAAACCCACCGACAAGTCTAAAATTGTTGCCAAGATGAAGTATCTCAAACAAGATGACAAATTGAAGATCGTGTCTATCAATCCGCAGGACATTATCGGGGCCAAAGAATTGTGGGTGTTTAACGTGAAAACTAGAAAATTAGGCAAGTATGTGACCACAGAGTTCAGTGAGCTCAATGTCAAGGGCACTACAATTACAGGGTTCGACGAGATCAAAAGTGTAGCAAAAACTCTACGTAAGCCGGAAGAACAGCTCAAAGAGTTCAAGGCTGCGGGAAAAGTGGTGCTACGTAAGTTCTTAGAGGATATCAAAGCTGTGGATATCAAACTCAACGGCAGGCTCAACGAGGATACTGTGTTGTTAAAAGTACAATAACAAAGTAAATTCTCAGTAAAAAGCGGGCTTCGGTCCGCTTTTTCGTTGGCGGATAAATACATTACTATGAGCAATGTCAATAATTTATTAGCCGCACTAGGTGATGAGATCAATGCTATCACGCAGAAAGCAGCTCCCGATTTCAAAGAAATAGCCCGTAAACTACCATTAAGGTCTTTAACCGGAGACCACATCTCAGGCGGTAAGATACAGAATTTTGCCAGCACGGGGATCACAGACACTGCTATCAAAACACAATTAACCATAGACGATTCAGGTGTACACGCTAAAAATCTGTTTGTAGAAAACATAGACAATCTCACAATCAACGGCACCCTCAAAACTAAAATCCTAGAAGTTGATGAAATCCGTGCAGACATTAAGTTTGAAAAAGATGTACCTATTGTGTTTTCGGGTGACACTATAGACGGCAAGGGATTGTTGTGGGCTGGACACGGATACACTAAACAATTTGTTTTTCAGTCATCTCCGGATAGATTCTTTGTATCCGAAAATTTAGATTTCGCACGTGGTAAATCAATTACAATCAATAACATCAAGGTCATAGATGAAAAAGAGCTTGGGCCTACTATAACCAAAAGCAATCTCAAAGAAGTTGGTCATCTAACAGGTTTGATAGTAGACGGTGGATTAAGTGTCGGGCAGTATTTGATATTTGATGCCAATACCAGTCGATTGGGATTAGGGACAGACAGTCCCAATGCCGCTGTCAGCATCATGGACGACGGAGTAGAAATAGTTCTCGGCACCAAGGATACTGTGAAAGCATTTATTGGCACCTATGCCAGCAATAATCTGGAATTAGGCACAGACAATACTGCAAGAATAATCATCTCATCTAGTGGCAATATCACCTTAGGTAATCCTAAACTAGCTCCTGCACAAATATATGTGCATGGTAAACTGTCAGTGCGGGTATCGACTCCGGATCCAGAAGTTGATCTTCATGTCAACGGTGCAGTGAGATTTAATAATAGACTGCAGAAATACGACAGCACTTATCCCACAAACGGTTCGTACAACGAAGGTGATATTATATGGAACATACAACCAAGAATGAACTCTTATGTAGGCTGGGTGTGCATTCAAACTGGAGCACCTGGTATATGGTCCCCTTTCGGTAAAATTGGAAATTCATAATATGGCAAGTCAAGAAAAATTAAATGCCCTAACAGCCTTGTTGCAAGAAGTATTGCAAGAAGGTCAAGAAATTAACTCTGCTGAATTTCCATACATAATTATCAAGGGTGATATCAATGGCAAGGGTATAATCTGGAGTGGTCAAGGATATAACAAACAATTTCTATTCAACTCCGATCCTGATAGATTTTTCGTTTCCGAAAGTATTGATTTAGCAAAAAATAAAAATCTATCTATTAATAACATCAAAATACTAGACGAAAAAGAACTAGGAGCCACTGTAACAAAAAGCAGTCTTCGAGAAGTTGGACATCTCAAAGGATTAATAGTAGACGGTGGGCTAAGTGTAAATCAGTATTTGATTTATGACGCAGTAACAGATCGATTAGGACTAGGTACTGACCAACCCAAATCAGCTGTGAATATCATAGATCAAAACGTGGATATCATCATAGGTGCATCATCAGCAAACACTGCTATGATTGGCACTTACAACTACACTGACCTAGATATTGGCACTGATCACACAGCAAGAATTTCTATCAAGGCCGGAGGCAATGTAGTTATAGGGAATCCCACCACAGGAGATACCAAAGTCTCTATCATAGGTTCTCTGGCCATCAATGTCAGTAATGCTGACCCCCGTAGTAGTCTGCATGTCAACGGTGCTCTAAAGTTCAATGACAAACTACATCTCAGTGGTAACGAACCTCCAGTGGGTGGAGGATTCAATGAAGGTGATGTAGTGTGGAACAATTATCCAACTCCAGGAAAATTTGTAGGCTGGGTATGCACCAAATCAGGTAGTCCTGGAATTTGGAACGGGTTCGGCAGAATCGAATAATGCTGTCAGCGTTGGTGATTGGCAATGGTGAAAGCAGACGCCAAATCGATATCAGTATGTACACTGATTATGTTCTTATAGGATGCAATGCCATACATAGAGATCTCAATGTCAATCATTTGATCTGCTGCGATCGTAGAATGGCTGAAGAAGCTGTAAACAATCCCAATACCAAAGACACAGAAATCTATGTACGTGATCATTGGCATCAGTATTTTAGAAAAATAAGAAAAAACAAAAATATTCATCTACTTCCCGAAGTACCTACCAAGGGCGAATTAAAAAAAGATCAAGGCGAACATTGGGGCAGTGGCGGATACGCTGTGTTGTTGGCAGCTGTGTTAGGCCATCAAGAAGTCACGCTGATCGGATTTGATCTACATCCAATCGATCACGCTGTGAATAACATATATAAAGACACCGTGAATTATGCACGAACAGGTTCACAGGCAGTGGATCCTAGTTATTGGATCTATCAGATTGCCGCAGTGTTCATGTATTATCCTGCTACAAAATTTTTTATACGTAACAGACCAGGCTGGCTCATGCCTGCAGAATGGCAGAAAAATAATGTAGAATTTGTTGCATTATAAATAGAAATGTAATATACTATTTAATACACACACAAAGAGGACTCCATGGCATCATCCCTCTCTAAACATTCTGCAGTCATCAAACTTGCTACCTATATAAAGGAGACTAGAGATGGCAAAATATCTTTCTACAAAAACTTACGGCAACGACAGAGGTCTATCATGCTGTTTTAGACAATGGCGTAGTACGCATTCACATTGCTCACTGCTACACGGATACTCAATTGGTATCAAATTAATTTTCGAATCAGAAACATTAGACGACCGCAATTGGGTCATGGACTTTGGTGGACTCAAAGCATTTAAAGAGTGGAGTGAATATATGTTTGATCACACACTAGTTATTGCTGAAGACGATCCCCACAGAGAAATGTTTGAAAATATGGCTAAGTTAGGGAAACAGGCCGAAGGCGGTGTCTGCGATATTCGCATCGTTGAAGGTGTGGGCTGTGAAAAATTTGCCGAACTTGCTTATAAAGAAATGGCCACTATACTACATATCTTTAAAAATGGCAATACCTACTATTGTCCGAATGGTAAACTTCATGATGCTAGATATCCTGTAGGGCAAGGCGTTAAGTTGCGTTCAGTAGAAGTATTTGAACATGCTGGTAATTCAGCTACCTACGAAGGATAATGTTCTACGCATAAATAATAATATGCGCACATTTAATATCAATCGTATTCAAGCCAGCAACTACAATAAGTTATTTCTTATAGCTGGCCCTTGTCAAATTGAAAGCCAAGCCCATGCCGAGTTCACTGCAGGTTCTATCAAAGAAATCTGTGATGAACTTAATATTGGTCTCGTTTACAAAAGCAGTTTTGACAAGGCTAATCGTAGCAGTCTCGGCACCCAGAGAGGTGTAGGTATAGACCAAGGATTGGCCATATTAAACTCGATCAAACATCAGTTCGGGGTGCCAGTTCTAACTGACATTCATGAAAGTTATCAGGCAGAACTGTGTGCTACAGCTGGCATTGATGTCATACAGATACCTGCTTTCTTATGCAGACAAACTGATCTATTGCTGGCTGCTGGAGAAACAGGATGTACTATCAATGTCAAGAAAGGACAGTTCCTTGCTCCCCACGATATGAAAAATGTTGCGGCAAAGATTGCTTCAACTGGTAATGAACGCATTATGTTATGCGAAAGGGGATACACTCATGGATATAATAATCTCGTTGTGGATATGCGCAGTCTACCCATTATGGCAAGCACCGGATATCCAGTGGTCTTTGATGCCACGCATAGTGTTCAACAACCTGGCGGATTGGGGTCGAAGTCAGGAGGCGATAGGACCATGGTCCCATACCTGGCGAGGGCTGCTGTAGCCACAGGATGTGTTGCTGGAATATTTGTAGAAACACACGAAGATCCGGATGCAGCACCCAGTGACGGTCCGAACATGATCAAACTGTCAGAACTGAAATCATTATTAACAGACTTGGTAGCCATAGATGGAATTGTCAAAAGAACAACGTCAACAAGCCAAGGCTGAAAAGAGAGCTGCCAAAATGGCGGCACGTGGAGAATATGCAGATCAAACACCTGTAATGGTGTCTGTGAATCCCAGTGATCCCATCACTGTACTGTGTGTAAGATTCGGTAACAAGTATGGCCGTGAATATGTAGAACGACTACGCAACATGGTGTCAAGACATCTCACTGTGCCTTATGAATTTGCCTGCCTCACTGACGATCAACACGACATCGCAGGAGTGCGTAAAATATATCAACCAAATGCCAACTATGCAAGAGGATGGTGGCACAAGGTTCACATGTTTGATTCTACCCTGCCTCTCAAAGGCAGGATACTGTACATGGATCTCGATGTGGTCATACATGCTAACATAGACAAACTTGCAGGATATCACAGCAACAGTTTCATAGGCATACACGATTTCAACAGAAAATTTTTTCCTAGTTGGAACTACCTCAACAGCTCAGTATTAGCATGGACTCACGGTACACAGAGTCATATCTACGATCAGTTCAAACTCAAACCATCAGAAGCTCAGCGCCTGCAGGGTGATCAAGATTGGATATGGAAACTCTGCAAAGATCGAATGAAGTTTTGGCCTCGAGAATGGATACAGAGCTACAAATGGGAAATACGCAGCAGAGACGAACTAACTGTAGTTCAATCAAGAAGACAGTTCAAAACAGTTCGAGACGATATACGACCCCCTCTAGACTGTAGTATAGCGGTGTTCCACGGGGAACCAAACCCGCAGGACGTTCAGGATAAATTTGTCGTTGACAACTGGCAGTGATGATGTTATACTTGTAGTATGACATTTACCACACATCAAAGTCAAGTTCGTACAATCAAACGAGGCGATCCCCGTTTTCGTATTGTTGACAAAGTTATAACCTGTGATAGAGCAGGATTCGAAATTTCAAAAAGTTGTCCACGCGAGTACAGTTTGATACTATCCGAATGTATCGATCGAGGTTGGATCCAACCTGTGGCCTATATGACAGAACGTGAACTTCTTATTTCAGGATTGGCTAGAGAGTGATATGAATATTCCATACTCTGATAACGAATGCCGTAAAAAATTACAAGATCTATACGAAGGTCGTACTTTGATTATACCGGCCGATCTTGACCACGCTTATCAAATGATGAATCTATCAATGATGTATATCAGAGACGACCAACACCGAGTAATGAGTTATTTAAAACAGGATACTGTAAATGGTTAAACGCATAGGCTTTGCCTGCAAATGGATCGACGGACCCAGTCAGATCAACGGTGTCAAACAAAAAGATAATTGCAAACAGTACAACACTGGCAGTACCACAGTGGCGTGGTTGAAACGTCAAGAACCCAAAGTAGCAGAACAGAAGCTGTGGGATCTAATGGTACAGAATATTGAATCAATTCGTAAACTTGTAGAGAAAGTAGGAGGTCTAGATGACGAACTTCGTATGGTACGTCTTGGCAGCGATATTCTGCCTGTATACACTGAGCGTAATTACAGCTGGTTTTGGCGTCAAGCTGATGTGGTCAACTATGCCGAAACACATTTTGCCGAGGTGGGGCGTATTGCTAGAGATCGCAATGTTCGCCTTAGTTTTCACCCTGGTCAGTTCACTGTGTTGGCATCTGATAATCCCGATATTGTTGATCGTAGCATAGAGGAGTTTGAATATCATGTGGACATGGCTCGTTGGATGGGGTATGGTAAAACGTTTCAAGACTTTAAGATCAATGTGCATATCGCTGGCCGACAAGGCCCGCCCGGTATCCGCAGTGCTTTGGCACGGATGAGCCCAGAGGCTCGCAACTGTCTCACCATCGAGAATGATGAAATGACCTGGGGTATAGAGCACAGCATTGAACTAGTCAAAGACTGTGCATTAGTCTTAGACATTCATCATCACTGGATTAAAACTGGAGAATATATTGAACCTACTGACGACCGTGTTAAAAGGATTATTGATAGTTGGCGTGGTGTGCGTTCTGTGTTACATTATAGTGTATCACGGGAAGACTGTCTTATTGAGCATCCCGGACACATCCGCCCCGATCTTCCGTCCCTCTTAGAACTCGGATACAAGAAAGCAAAACTCAGAGCTCATTCAAACTTCTACTGGAACACAGCCGTAAATGAGTGGGCGTTAGCTTTCAGAGACCAATTTGATATCATGTGCGAAAGCAAGGCCAAGAACTTGGCCTCATTTGCTCTCCGCGACCAAGACAAAACTGTTAAACAGTTTTTGGCTTGCGAGGAGCCTTTGCTGTTGCTGTCTTAACCGCAGTGGCTTTAGCTGGTGCTCGTTTGACTTTGGCTACTGCCTTTGCTTTGTTTTCAGCAGTAGCATCTGCTGCTGTTGGAGCAGGTGTTTCTACTCGATCTTCACTGCCCGAAACATCAGACACTTTGACATGAATGTTTCCTTCGGACAATTTTTCACCAAACGGCCATTCTTTTTCTGTTGACACTGCTTGTTTAGGTGGTTGCCAATTGTCGATGGTCTGATCAGATTCTGTTTTTTTGGTTTTTACATAACCACTCCACAACAGGGCCGCAACCACAACAACTGCTACAAAAATAATAATTTCCATGTGTAAATCTCCTTAGGAATTTATTTAGCGGTAAATACAAGCATGGCATACAATTTTATACAAAAATTCATAGTTGAGGGTCGCAAAGACAAACTAATCCAGCTGACTCTTCCTTATGCCGATGATGAGCTTGCACCAGTAAAAAGCAAAGAAACCATAGATTATCACTACGGAACACTGTACAAAGGCTATGTTGATCGATACAACAAGAATGAAGGTGATGACAATTTCAACGAAGCTGGTGCGTTTTTACATAATATCTATTTTGGTCAACTGCAAAAACCAGAAGGAACCAACAGACCCTATGATGCTAGTTTGGCATTTATAGAAAAACATTATGATACTTTTGACCGTTTCAAAGAAGAATTTGAAAAAACAGCCATGAAGATACAGGGCAGCGGATGGGCATACTTGGCTCGTGATGGCAAGATCAAGACTATTGTGAATCACGAAATAAGAAATGATATTGTGCTGTTGATTGATTGGTGGGAACATGCCTGGGCTTTGGACTATCAAGCTGATAAAAAAAGTTATCTAACCAACATATGGAAGATAATAAACTGGAGAATAATCAATGGCGTACTCGGACAAAGTAATTGATCATTACGAAAACCCCCGAAATGTAGGATCATTTGCCAAAGATGATCCTAGTGT